GTAGAGTTTTAATTGATGATACTTTATTTGTACGCTCTACTGTTGTAGGTGATTCAAGGACAAGTTCATTTACTAGTGGTGTATAATGGCTGATAATCTAGCTTCCTTCAAAGTCTTCTGCCAAGGAGGTCTTAACACTAGTAGGGATGTGCTTTCTCAAGGTGAGACACAGCCAGGATCAGCTATATCTTTGATCAATTACGAACCTGCTGTTACTGGTGGCTACAGAAAGATAAGCGGCTTTGCTAATAATTATGGTTCTGTAACAGGCCAGGCTAACACACCAGTTCTAGGTGTTTGTGTAGCAGATGGTATTAATGACGGTATACTAGCTTGTAGAAAACCATCAACAGGTAATAATTATCTACACTACTGGAGCAACTCTGGTTCAGCATGGAATGCTGTAACTACTTCAGGCTCACCTACTATGACAGGTGTAACTAAGGTTAGATTCTCTAGACTTAACTTTGGTACACAAAAGGTAGTTTTAACAGATGGTATAAACCCTGCAGCTACATATGATGGTACAACTTACACGCAGATCACTCACGCTAACGCTCCAACAGATCCTAAGTACTCTGCAATATTTCAAAATCATTTATTCTTAGCAGGTGACCCTGCTCATCCAACAAAGCTATTCTTTAGTGCACCGCTAGATGAAACAGACTTTGCACCAGGTCAAGGGGCAGGTGTAATAAATGTAGGATTTCCTATAGTTGCAATTAAATCGTTTAGGAACGAACTATTTATATTTGGTAGTACAAACATTAAAAAGCTAGGTGGTACTGCCCTAGCTAACTTTGTACTACAAACTGTTACTGATGACTTAGGATGCCTAGCTACAGATAGTGTTATAGAAATTGGTGGTGACTTACTATTCTTATCTCAGGATGGTCTACGCCCTATCTCAGGTACAGCAAAGATTGGTGATGTTAATCTAGAGACAGTATCAAAAGACATTCAGTCTATTTTTACAGACATAGTTTTTGACATTGACCTTAACAGCTTGAATGCTGTAACTATAAAACAGAAGACACAGTTTAGATACTTCTTTGGTGCAGCAGATTCACAAGGTGTTATAGGTGGATTTAGACAAACACCAAATGGATTACAGTTTGAGTATGGGCAGCTACTAGGTATAACAGCTACTTGTGCTGACAGTGGTTATATAGGACAGAATGAATTTGTAATACATGGCACTCAAGATGGTAAAGTACACAGGCAAGAACAAGGAAATAGCTTTGATGGTACAGACATCTTTAGTTTATTCCAGACTCCGTTTTTTCATATGCAAGACCCAGAACAACGCAAAGTATTTTACACTGTAGCTACATACTTAAGATCCGAAGGTGATAACTCTATAGTTATGTCGGCTGTGTATGACTACGAAGACGTAGATACATTAAACCCAACTAACTTTAATTTGACAACAACAGGCGCTGCAGCATATTATAATGAAGCTATATATAATAGTACTGCAATCTTTGATGGTAATCCATCACCAGTGCAACGCACAAATATATCAGGATCAGGTAAATCCGCATCTTTAAAATTCGTAACTAATGATTCCAGTGCATCACACAGTGTCCAAGGTTTAGTGATTACATTTGGAGTAGGAGACAGGTTATAATATGGCAGGTTATACAAGACAATCAGTAGCTGACATTATCGCTAATGCGGTTATTAAAGCTGCACCAGTAAACGCAGAGTATAACGCAATACGAGATGCTTTTGCTTTATCAGGCGGTCACAGACATGATGGTAGTTCTACAGAGGGTGCGTATGTACCCCTTATTGCTGACACGGATGCCTTAAACAAAGTTGTAATAGATACTAGTAATAACCGTATAGGTTTCTTCAGTGAAGTAGGTGGGGCTGCAGTAGAACAAGTACGTATACAAGATGGTGCTATTGTTCCTGTAACTGACGATGATATAGACATTGGTACTACATTATTAAAATTTAAAGATATACACATAGATGGCGTAGGATATTTTGACTCTATATCTGTATCGGGTACTGCTGCTTTTTCAAACATAGACGTTAATGGAGGTACTATTGATGGTGCAAGTATTGGTGCTTCTAGTGCTGATGCAGGTAGCTTTACAACTGTATCGTCATCTGGACAAGCCACACTTGCAAGTGTTGATATTAATGGCGGTGCAGTGGATGGTACTGTTATTGGTGCAACAACTCCATCATCTGTAGCCGCTACAACAGTATCAGCCTCATCAGGTTTTACAGGAGCATTGCAAGGGCAGGTTACAGGTAATGTGACAGGTAATGTTAGTGGTGATTTAACAGGAGATGTGACAGGGAATGTCACAGCAGGTTCTGGCCTATCTACATTTAACAATGTAACAGTCAACGGCACACTGGACGTTACAGGTACAACAATTGCTAACGTTACTGATCCCAGTTCTGCACAGGATGCTGCGACTAAAAATTATGTCGATACACAGGTATCAGGACTTGTAGACTCAGCACCTGGAGCACTAAACACACTCAACGAACTAGCTGCAGCTATTAACGATGATGCAAGTTTTAGTACAACTATTACAAATAGTATAGCTACTAAGCTACCACTTTCAGGTGGTACAATGTCGGGTGCTATAGCTATGGGTACTGCTAAGATTACAGGCTTAGGTGATCCAACAGCTAACCAAGATGCAGCAACTAAAAAGTATACAACCGATACATTCTTACCGTTAGCAGGTGGCACATTAACAGGTGCTATAGACATGGGTAGTCAAAAGATTACGACTACTTATACACCTACTAATAATCCTGACATCACAACCAAAGCTTATGTTGATGGCTTGTTTGGTAGCAGCCAAAATGCCTCTACTTCAGCTACCAATGCACAAGCTTCTGCAACTGCTGCTGCAACTAGCGAAACAAATGCAGGTAACTCAGCTACGGCTGCTGCATCAAGTGCTACATCTGCAGCTTCAAGTGCAACATCTGCTGCTGCTTCTTTTGATGATTTTGATGATAGATACCTTGGACCTAAGTCTTCAGCTCCCACAGTTGACAATGACGGTGACGCCTTAGTTGCAGGTGCTCTCTATTTTAATACAGCAGTAAATATTCTTTATGTATACTCTACTGGTGGTGCATGGCAAGCTGCAGGTTCTTCAGTAAATGGAACATCTGGTAGAGAAGACTATGTTGTTGGAACTTCATCAGGGTCTTACAGTGGGTCAACTACAACCTTTCCTGCTACATATGATCCAGGCTTTGTAGATGTCTATATGAACGGTATAAAATTAGCACCTACAGACTTTACATCTACAAGTGGAACAACTATAGTTTTAGGAACGGCTGCATCTACTAACGATGTCATTTCTATTGTAGGGTACGGTACATTTTCGTTAGGAAATATGTATACGCAAGCACAGTCTGATGCAAGGTACGCCCAACTAAGTGGTGCTACATTTACAGGAGATGTAGATTTTGGTAGTAACAAAATTACTTACTCTAATGTCTACTCAAATGAAAATGATTTACCAAGTGCTAGTACGTATCACGGAATGTTTGCACACGTACACGGTACAGGGAAAGCATATTTTGCACATGCAGGTAATTGGATAAAATTAGTTAGCCCAGAGACTTCTGGTGATTATGACTTTGGCAGTAATAAAATTACTTACTCTAATGTTTATTCAAATGAATCAGACCTCCCATCAGCAAGCACGTACCACGGCATGTTTGCACACGTACATGGTACTGGCAAGGGGTACTACGCACACGGTGGAAACTGGATAAAGCTTGTAAATGAAAATAGCTCTGGTGGTGTAGTACTTGGAAGTAATTGGACAGTAACTGAAAGTGGTGGGTCATTGTACTTTGCTACTGGAGGTGTTAATAAAATGAAACTTGATGCTAATGGCAACTTAGATGTTGTTGGCGCAGTCAACTCAAACGCAACAATAAGCTAATAGGGGATTCCGAAGATGGCTTTAAAAGTAGGCGGCACAGAAGTTGTAGATAACAACCGACAGCTAAAAAACATTGCAACCATAGACAGTGGAACAGTCACCGCATTTAACTCTGCGCTTAATACTGACCCAACTAAAGGCACACTTACAAAGACGTTTGCCCAAAACGAAACCGCTGAGATAACACTAAGCTCTAATGTTTCTGTAGGGCCAGTAGTTGGTGTTACAAAAGAAGTACCACAGCAAGGCATATCCTCTAAGGGTGCTTGGGATGTAAACTCTACAGCAAGTAACTACGACTTCCACAATACCGCTGCTAATGTGACGCTTACGCCTAGCAATACATTTTCTATTACATCAGGTGCTTATACTTCTAGAAGTCTTGATGTTCCAAACGCAGCTACTGGTTCAGATGGAGGTTTCTTTTTTAAGCCAGATGGAACAAAACTTTATGTTCTAGAAGGCACAAGTAACGGTTCTGTAAGAGAGTATAACCTATCAACGGCTTTTGATATTACATCAGCAACACACAGCCAAGTAGCAACTTTAAGTCAGTATACTAAGTCTTTGCACTTTAGTCCTGATGGTACAAAGCTTTTTACTCAGTATACTTATTATTCTAGCAGAGAAATACGTCAGTATGCGTTAAGCACAGCTTGGGATATAAGCACTATTGGTGGTAGTGCGGCTACAACGCTAGATATAAATGGCGCTACATCAAATGCTCCAGGCGGTTTTACATTTAATGGTGATGGTACTAGGATTTATATAACTAGATACGATAACGAGACCATACATCAATATAACTTAAGCACTGCTTTTGATTTAACAAGTGCAACCCTTACAAGCAACGTTACTCTTTCTTCAGTTAATAATATATCAGATACTTCACCATTTATATCTTCTGATGGAACAAAGTTACTTATTGCAGATCATGGTGCTGGCAGTATTTTGCAATATAATTTAAGCACTGCTTATGACATCACTAGTATATCATCATTAGTTGGTTCTTTTTCTGTGCAAGCTGAAACTACAAATTATGTACGGCAAATATATCTAATAGAATCTAGCAATCTTTTGTTAGTCTATCGCCCTTCAACAAATCCATTTTTCCATGAGTATAGTGTGGGTGCAGCAGCCCTAGTCTTAGGCTCTGGCTCATTCGCAAGTACAGACGTAGGCAAACGCATAGTCGGCAATGGCGGTGATGTAATCCTAACAGCTACGTCAGGCACATACAGCACAACAGGCGGCTCTGCGTTCACTGATAACTCTACGATAGCCGCAGGTAGTTGGTCTATGTTTGGGCTGAAATCAGCAGGGGATGCTGATGGTATTACTATGTCGGGTATATCTACTATAACCCCTATGGATTTAGCAAATGGTTCTTATGATAACAAATCAGTAAGCACCAGTTCTCAAGCAGGTTCTAATGATGGTGTGTTTTTTAAACCTGATGGAACAAGAATGTATGTCATTGCGGCAGGAGGAGGCACAGAAAAAGTTTGGCAATATGACTTATCTACCGCTTGGGATTTAAGTACAGGCTCATATAATGGCGTTAGTAAAGATTTTTCATCATATAGTGGTAATTCAGGTGGCTTATT